CTGGGTCGTATGGTGCGATATAGTGTTTGCGAATCGCATTTTTAAATTTAGCCATTAATTAAGGCTCCTTTCTACTTCAAGTCTTGCCTGTAGATCAAGCAAGTAAATATAAAAACCCTGCTCGTCGGCATCGTTTAAACTCGGTGTCTCGACGGTCAAGGCTAGGAATATGTATGAATTGTTTGAACTTGGTAACTCGAATCCGATTTTGGAAAGCTCAGTGTTTATCTTCCAAAGGATAGCATTTAGCACTTGCTGATCCTTTGCTTTAATCGCTATCTCATACGGTAACGATAGAATCTGGGTGCCAGCCATGTCTTCGTCTTCCACTTTGCCACCGGGCAAGGGATAGACTGAAAGGCTCTCGTCTTCTGAAAGATAATCAAGCTTGCATTTCAACGGTAGTCCAAGCGTATTGATGAAGTTTGCGAGAACTTCTGAAAAGTCGTTGTCATTCATTAGTTAACCCCCATGGCTCGGAGTGCGACTTTGCCCCACTCTTTAGAATATTTAGCAGACGCCTTTTTATCCCAGCGTTTGCCAGTTCCCGGCGTGGTGTATTTTTTAAAGGTCCAACTCTTGGTTTTGTTGTAACTAGAGCCGTAGAATTGAGCCCTTGCATAATCTCCTGGATACCTAATCCCGTCGCTGATAGGAGTACCGCTAGCACTTAAGGTTCCGTCTCTACGGGGGATGAACTGTTCCATGTCCTCTATCATTTGGCTAATCATGGCGACCTTCCCACGGCTTACCGCTTCGGGACTGCATTTCTTTTCAAGACCGTGAAGGTCGACTTTAACCGATACTGTAGTACCCATCAGATCACCTCGACTTCATAGCAGAGTATAGTGTGCTTAAACGGATGATACTGAGGGATAATTTTACGGATGATGTAGTCTCGGTGAGTGTCATTTACTAGACCATTCAACCAACTATCATCCAACTCAATGGGCGTGTATTTCGGATAGATCATAAGGACTGAGAAATTATTCTCAGCTCGATTTTGACCGCTGCCAGTGTGAGATACGGCCCTATCAAATCTAACGGGTTTTAGGGTTGTGGGCTCATCATACGTTACTTTACCCCAAACATCCGTTTCACCCGTTGTTTTTTGAATAGTGACAGTATCAACTAACATACGTTTATCTATCATAGCCCACCGCCTTACAGCCGAACCCGGCTAACATAAGCCAGTTTAGAGCGTCAAGAGATAGATTGAACCGCTTACCATCGTGGGACGATTTAGAGCCGTCCTGATAGCTTACATGAGTGCGCCCGACAGTCATGCTTGCTAGTGATGTCTTATCCTCAGCGGTCATAATGCCACTAGATTCGAGATAAGCGATTTGAAATGCGACTGCTTTCTTAACATCCTTCTTGCGTGGTTCAAAGTCCGTTTCAAAATCGGTGAAATCGTAGAAGTTCTTGATATACAAGTCGACAGCCATTGCTGCACGAGCTTCTAGTTTTTCAAAATCTTCCACTGCTTCAAATCCAAGTTTTAAAAATTCTTCTTTGGTTAAATACGTCATTTAACCACCTCCTTCCGCTACTTTAGGAGGTCTAAGAGTTCCGCCTTGGTAAGAGCTGAAATACCAGTAAAACCTCGTTGCTGCGCAATAATGCGCAGGTCAGCGACGGTCTTGTCTTCTAGTGTTTCAGCCACTTCTTCTTGAACGTCATTAACGGGTGCATTTTGCTCGCCGATAGTATGACGACGCATTAACATCCCCATTAGGCACCTCCGAATTTGACTACTTTTGAATCGTCATAGAGATAAACACCGTAGTATTCATCACCAGAATAGACAGTAGTCTTTTTCAAGATGTCACGGTCATTTTCAATCATGACATCACGTTTCAAGTTGATCACGAATGCACCATATTTGGCATCGTCGTCTGTATCTGTTTGAAGTGAGGAAACCTTAACAAGGAAGCCTTTACCTTCTTCAACTTTCTTAGTGCGGACGATTTGCACGCCAGCGACTTCACCGAAAGTACCAGACACGACAACATCAGCACCAACTTCTGAACCTTTGAGCCAGTTTTGACCTGCGTCAGCACGCAATTTGATAGCGTCCTTTGGATTGATAAGGGCCACATAGCGAGCGTCTTCTTCGTCTGCAAAGATTTCCAAGGCTTTGTCGATGTTTGCTACTGAAACAGGAGCTTCAGTGATGTTTTGTGTTGCAGTTTTAGCAACTTCAACGATGTCGTTGTCAACCTTGTTAGCGATAGCCAATGCAATCTGGTTAGTAGCTTCACCGTAAACATTACCATGGCCAACCAAGGCAGCTTTATCAGTGATTTCAATCGCTTTACCAGCCTGTTTGATTTTCATTTTGGTTTCTTTAGTGCCCAATTGGTCAATTGGAATAGCTTGCCCCTCAGTGATTTCAGTGGCATCACCAGAATATGTCCATTGTGGTACTGTGAGTTCGTCACCTGGACGGCCTACAAGAGTAGTTTCGACCACTGCGAGTGGTGTGAATTTGATAAGTTTAGGCAATTTAGCTGAAACCATGTCAGCCATTACCTGTGGATTGATGACTTGTGCAGTCGTTGTTGTTCCAAGAACCATAGATTAAATCATCCTTTCAATTGTTGATATAGCTCTGGGTCTTTATCAAAGAGTTCTTGACGCTCATTGATACCCATATGTTTAAAATCTTCTTTAGTGATACCGTTCTGACTAGCCGTTGGGTTTCCACTAGCGAAGATTTTAGGCTGTTCGCTTTGCTGTTTGAAAAGATAAGGGCTTGTCTCTTTCAACCCTTTAATAACCTTGTCTAGTTTAGGTTTCCCAGCTTCATCAAGTTCGATTTCGTCAAAGTTGATGAATTTAGCAAGGTCATCCGAATTGTGAGCGTCCACATCCTTCAAAGCTAGACGAATAGCGTTGGATTTAGTAACTTTCGCAAGATTAGCTTCACTATCAGACTTGTAAGCTTCAAATTTGGCTTGTAAGTCAGTCAATTGTTGCTTGACTTCCTCGCTAGCTCCCTCTTTAGCCTGCAAGTCGTTGAGTGCTTGGCTTTGTTGCTCAAGTTGCTGTTTAAGGCTGTCGTTTTCAGCTTGCAATTCAGACTTAGCTTGTGCTTTGGCATTCTCAATCCCAGAACCGTACGCATTCATTAAGGAATCAATCACTGCCTTGTCTTCGATACCAGCTTCAACTAACATGTCACGTTTTAAACTCATGCTTAAAACTCCTTCGTTTTACGTCCAAGGGACTGAATTAGGCAGTTTTACGCCATGCCCAGGGCAAAATAAAAACCGCCTCGAATTCGATACGGTTTATTTTTTATTTTGGCGTTTACGCAGCTTTATCTCTGCTTCAGCTTCCCTCAAAGGGTCGCTGTAATATCTCTCTCTCGAGTAATCACGATGCAAGAATGGATTCTGACTTAAATAAGCCCTCATTGCTGCTTGTCTCGACTTGACTTGTCCCTTGTACTTGTTTATCAAGTCCTCGTCTTCAAGCTTGTTGGCAACGTGTAGCAACTCCTTTGATTTTCTGATAGAGCGTTCAATAGCCCTCTGTTTTGATTGCTTGTTAGCATTCTCGATTGCTTCTTCTGGCGTTAGGTTGGCTAGATGTTCGGGTAAGTCTGGCTTATAGTTGACTCCGACAATGTAAGGTGTCAGTGTATGGTGGCAGTGAATACCAAGACACCCCCCAGCACTTCCGTAGCCGTAATCTAAAAGAGAGTATATCTTCTCCCCTTCTTCAACTCTGGTCTCGCCGAATGTAACGATTTGATGCTGAATTGGTGCGCACATTTCACGAGCTGCTGGCTTCATCGAGTAATAGAATGTGTCAATACCCAACTCTTTGGCTGGCGCCATTCTAGCTTCACGATAGACACGCCAAGAAGTGGAGTTGATAACAGTCCTTGCGTAAGCGTCAGCTCTCCAACGCTTACCACCCTTGTCAGTAAAACCATAGAACCCCCTCTCTGCCCATTTCATCACTGTTGTTGAAATAGCCTTGTCTGGATTCATTAAACCAGTGATTACCTTTGCGACAGCTTCCTCAACAATATCTTGATAGACCTTTCTGACGCTCTTAGGTAGCGTGGTGTTAATCAGATTATCGATATCCCCTGTCGTCTGATTAACATAGTTAGCTAGTCTTGTCTGAATAAGGTTGTTCGCGATGAAGTTGCCGTTACCACCCAAAGCCTCTAGCAATTGGCTCTTGGTGTCTTTATATACCTTATATCCTTCGTTCTCAATAACATACCTTAGTTGTTCTTCAGCAATCCCGGAATATCTAGCAATGAGTTTGATATTGTCTTTGTTAAGCAAGCCCATCTCACTCATTTTTTCTAGTTGCCAAATATAAGGGTTATCCTCTAGGCTAGCACTGCCACGTTCTCTAATTCGGTCAACGACTTGGTCAAACAAGTCTATTGTCATTTGGTGGTAGATGTCAGCTACTCGACTAGCGTCAAGCATTAGTTGTTGGTCGTTTAATTTGATAGGTTTCTTTTTAGCCATAGCCTATCACTCCCCGTAAATACTAACCTCTTCATCCGTCCTGAAACTATCAGCACTTGCCATGGTTTCGTCGTTGATTGCTTGGTAAATCTCTTGAGCTTGTTCCTCAGTTACGTTAAGAGTTTTCTCGATTGCCATCACTTTCGGAGCAAGTCCAGACGCTACCATCTTAGACCAGTAATCAAACTCAG